GTCATCAGGTAGGCGAGGCTGGTGGGTGGGCGCGGCTAGCATGTGGGTGAGAGGCATGGGGAGGATCGTGGGCGCGGCGTGAAGGGTGATGCCAGTTCCACAGAAGGCGGGCGAGGGCAAATAATGTCAGACATTATTTAGATTAGATAAGATTGCATAGATGCTTATAGGTTTTAGTAGTGTTCACTATGTTCACTATGTTCACTCACCAGTGAACAAGGTTTTTGCAGGGTGTTCTGTTCGTAAGTACTTGTTATATATATATATTTTAATAATAAATAATAGTAGTGTTCACTTGTTCACTCATTTTCAAAATTACACCGTCCCTAAAATATCCTACTAAAAACTATAAGCTCTTTTATACACAGTAAATGGTGTCAGCTCGAGCCTTTTTGCAGGTGCGTATCATCAGTGAACAAGTGAACATTACTACAACTAATCGCGCTAACCTAGTATCCATGAGCCTTTCCGCCGCAACGCCGCCAGTGAACATTGCCTCAATCCAGTGAACAAATCAGTGAACATTGCCTCAATCCTAGTTTTAAATTCTCGTTAAGAGATCACTCACCCACCTATACAAAGTAAAGCTCGTCCAATCCTAGTTTTAAATTCTGGTTAAGAGATCACTCACCCCTGCCAAAGCTCACAGTGCCTACTCAAACTTGGTTTAAAAAACTACTTACAAAAGTACTTGACACAAGGTTGATACAGGGTTATAATAGATGTTAGGGTTGGGAAAGCGTCTTATTAGGTGACACACCACTAGCACTCAACCGAAATAATGTCCGACATTATTTTTGCAAACCGTTCTTTAACAACTTGATGTATCCGCATGGGTCTGGGTCTGATGTATGACCGTGACCTGCCTATTCCTGTGCGGAGCAAACCACATGGTCTTTATGACGGGCGTCATATTGGGAGTGGTGCGTATTGTGTTGGGTTCAGATATATCGAACCCCAGAGCTTTTACTTAACTTATTTTAGCCACTACACATTGTGCATCTGTGCCCCTTTCCTGAGCCAAGCCGATGCGTTCGGGTGTGAGGAGTAAAAGTCTCTAGCTAATAGTTGGTAGTGCGTGCCTATCTTATTGGGGTGTCCCCGTTCGGGCTAACTGCTGTCTATTAGTTTCGCTAGCACAGTGCGTCAACTGTGCGTGTGCTGGAGGATCTAGGTACACAAGAAATTCACAAAGATCTTATGGAAACAGAAGATTTAACTAGGGGATGTGATATGGGGTGCGCCGTGCGTCCCCTGACCTAAGTCTTTTTAAGTAGTACAAACAGTCGGAATAATGTCCGACATTATAAGGAGAGTAGCTATGAGTGAGCGCATGAAGGGAGTATGTCTATTGTGCGGCGATACATTCAAGTGGGCTAGGTTTCAGCTTGGGTACAAGCTGTGCCTCGACTGCGGTGAGGATGCCGCACATAAGGTCAAGCACACAATCGTCCCGTCCCACAAAAGCAATTACATAGTCATCACAGATATGGATGACCTCAAAGACTTAAACCCGAAGTACATAAGGAGTGCGAGATGAACATTAAATACCTTGACTGCAACGAAATCCCATACGAAGAAGTAAATCTACCTGACCCAAGGAGTAGTGAAATGAACATTATTAAGCCAACTAAAGAAGAGTGGATTGACTGGGCACACGAGGCAACAGCACCACACCTACCATGCCTGTTGACGGACGATCCGACATTCGTGTACTACAACTCTAGCAATACTGATGTGACCCGCACATGGCGTAAGTACGGATGGAAGCCCGCCTCAGAACTTAAGGAGAGCTTAAATGAAAATAATGTCTGACATTATTCTGTGGACGGTGGGCGTTGTCTGCCTAGTCGTGTTGTTTTGGTTGTGCCTAGTACTTTAATTTAAATCCAAGGAGAGTAACCATGAGTATCAGAGTCTATGAGCAGTTCAAAGAGTTGTATCACTCAGTCAAGCCCATTCGTGGCAGAGCGGTAGAGGTGCGCCCAATCGGTGATCGTAGGCGTGACGATGAGCAGGTGATTTGTAAAGTGCAGGACGATGGACAGGTAGCGTATGGTGCACGACTGCACTCAACGGATGTGTTTTTTGTACTGCCTAACGGTGACCTGCTATATAACTCAGGTGGGCATCACTCTAACCTAACCTCAGAGTTTGCGAGTTCTCTCGTGCGAGGTATCAATGTAGTTAAGAAGTTCGGTCTGTTATGGCTGATGCGTGATGTAGGCACAGAAAAGTTCTGCGCTGTGCTAGACAGCCCTGTGCTGGTGAAGTGGGACACAACTAACTCCAACTACGAGCACTATCGCCTCGAGAAACCGACCACGGTAGTTAGAAGGATGGCGGATCCAATCAAGCTCAAGGTGGCTCGTGCGCCCATACAGAAGTTTAAAGATTATGTGACAGCAATACTCAGTATGTCCGAGGGTGTCGTGTCTAAGCAGTTGCTAGATGCACACATAACAAACCCTGATAAGGGTAGCGGGCATAACTATTCTTTTTGGCACTCGTACCTGACCCTCGACAACGAGAATTATTCTGTGTCCGAAATGTACAACTTCAGCTTCAATCAGGTTGTGATGGACAAGATCTATGAGTACATGTCAAGCACAGACGAGGACAAGTGCATGGAGATGTACCCCAAGCTATTAGTAATGATTGCTATGACTAGCAGAAACCAAACATCCGATGGTGGTGGAGAGATAAGTATTACCCAAGCTAAGCGGGTGATAGATAGGGTAGTGGTTAGGTGCAATGATACAACCCAAGAAGTACAGCAGGTTGTCACTAAGCCTGTCGATAACTGCATCAAGGTTGTGACTAGCACATGATTGACTCAAGTATGTATAAGAGTTATAATAGTAATAGAAGTAATAACTATATAAGAGTGTTCTTGTCAGCCAATAATGTCTGACATTATTTTTTATTCAAGGAGTAGTAAACATGGCTTCAATCAATTTCGGTTCTTCCCTTTCTCTTAACGAGTTTGCAAACGCTATCGCAACAGTAGGCGATCAGGTAACTATCATTGGTCAAGGCGAGCCGGGAATCGGTAAGTCGGCAATGCTCAAGACCGTCTCTGCTAGGTTCCCTGACTACGAAGTGGCGTACATCGACTGCACCCTGCTAGACCTAGGGGACTTCGCACTTCCTTATACAGAATTGGCATCAACGGACGGGAGCTTGAAGGTCACCAAGTTCGCACCAAACGCACGCTTTAAATTTCAATCCAACAAGCCGGTCATCGTGATGCTTGATGAGATCGGCAAAGCTATGAAGGCGGTGAAGAATGTGTTGCTCACACTCATGCTTGAGAAGCGTATCGGTGATGTGCAGTTACCTGAAGGCTCTATCGTATTCGGGACTACTAATCTTTCTACTGATGGCGTTGGTGATAGCCTTGAGGCTCATGCTCGAAACCGAGTCTGCTTTGTTACTGTACGCAAGCCTCACGCTGGCTTTAACGGTGATGGCTCAGTTGATTCTGATTCTTGGGGTGCTTGGGCTTTGGATAACAACATCGCACCGGAGGTCATCGCTTGGGTGAAGCAGTTTCCACAAGCACTTGAGAGTTACACCGACAAGGCTCAGTCAGACAACCCCTACATCTTCAACCCCACTCGTGCAGGTCAAGCGGCTTTCGTTACACCCCGTAGCTTGGAGAAGGCGTCACACATCGCTAAGAAGCGTCCGATGTTGGGCGAGTCGGTAACTATCTCTGCACTGGCGGGGACAATCGGTGAGTCTGCGGCTCGTGACATGCAAGCGTTCTTCACAGTTGTGGACAAGTTACCTACATGGGATGCGATCATGCAGAGTCCTGATACTGCGAAAGTTCCTGACGATGCGGTAGCTAAATGTATTCTCGTGTTCTCTGCTATCAGTCGTGTCGAGAAGGACACTATGGGTAAGTGGTTGCGGTATGCCGAGCGTCTGGAGAAGGAGTTGCAGGCGCTGTTCGCTCGCAGTGTGGTGAAGTCCTCGACCAAGCAAGCGATGGCTGTATCTAACAAGGACTTTGTGGCATGGGCGACAACTAATCAGTGGTTGTTCTAATAATGTCTGACATTATTTTTGGAGAGTAACTATGGGTTACAGAAGCGATGTAGCGTTTGCGTTCTATCCGGCATCCGAAGAACACAAGGGTGTAGTGACTCTGTGGTTGAAAGAGAACCTACCCTTTGATACTTGGGATGTTGATGAGTACTGGCTGATTGATGAGGCTCGAGGCACATACATATTTCAAGCTGAAGATGTTAAGTGGTACTCCGAGGATCGTGATGTTGAAGTTATAGAGTCCGCCTTTAACAAGTTTAGAGAGTTGTTTTGTGGTGATGATGCGGTCGGTGGTTGTGAGCATGTCCGCATCGGAGAAGAAATTGCGGACTTAACAACGGAGTACCACGGCGATAGTGATTACAGATTATCCGTAGCTAGATCAATACACATAGGTTAAACAAGGAGAGTAACAATGACTACCAAATTGACAGCAGAACAGCGTGTACAGAAGTCCCATGTTGCGTTGATGAATAACCCCAAGTACTGCATGTACTCCGGTATCTTTATGCTTGGTAAGACCGAGGTAAACGATGACATACCCACTGCCGGTACGGATGGGCGCAACACATACTATGGTCGCAAGTTCGTAGACAAGTTAGATGAGCGTGAGTTGAAGGGCTTGATCTTGCATGAGAACTTACACAAAGCCTTTCGTCACACAACCGTATGGAAGCACTTATACAAAGAGAATCCAAAGATCGCTAACATGGCGTGTGACTTTGTAATTAACCTGATGATCGTAGATAGCGACACAGATGGTAAGGAAGTTACATTGCCTGAGGGTGGGTGCTATGACGAGCAGTATCGTGGCATGGATGCAGGTGAGGTATATCGCAAACTAAAACAAGAGCAAGAGCAGGAGAAGAAAAATGGAAAAGGCAATGGTGATGGCACTCCGAGCGAAGAAAAATCAACGGGCTTTGACGAACACGATTGGGATGCCGCAGATGAGATGTCAGAAGCAGACAAGCAAGAACTTGCTCGAGAGATTGACCAAGCGTTAAGGCAAGGTGCGATTCTCGCCGGTAAGATGAAGGGTGGTATGCCTCGAGAGTTGACCGAAGCAATGCAAGCCAAGATCAACTGGCGTGAGGTGTTGCGTGACTTTGTTAATAGTATCTGTGCAGACAAGGACAACAGCACTTGGCGCAGACCAAACCGTAGGTGGGTGGATCAGGATATCTACATGCCCTCTGCTGTCGGTGAGGCGGTGGGGTCTATCGTTGTGGGTATCGACACATCAGGCTCTATCGGTCAGGCTGAGATCGGACAGTTCTTAGGTGAGTTGGTAAGTATCTGTAATCATGTACAGCCCGAGTCTATCGAGTTGGTGTACTGGGATACCGAGGTTGCCGCACATGAGACATACAACCGAGGTGACTACGAAGCGTTGATGTCCTCAACTAAACCTGCGGGTGGTGGTGGCACTGACCCTCGCTGTGTACCTGCGTACATCGCTGACAAGAAGTTGAAGCCCGAGTGCGTCATCATGTTGACTGATGGTTATGTAGGCTCGTGGGGTGAGTGGTCGCACCCTGTGTTCTGGGGTATTACATCCAAGCGCATCACTGCTGACTGTGGTGTTTCTGTTTATATCGGAGATTAAAAATGGCACGCAATGATGGATTTGCCGCACTGATGGTACGGCACAAAACGAAAGATAATTTCTTAGCCGCTAAGAAACATATCGAGAAGCAACTAGGTTTAACGGATGCCGGTACAGCGTTCACTGTATCAGGTGCGATTGATTTTATGTGCAAAAAAATAATGTCTGACATTATTTCTAACCAAGGAGAGTAATCATGATCGGAAGCAACGCAATGTTAGTCGAGTTAAACATCCCCCTGTGGACAGCTCGCAAGATGGACAAGAAAGTATCTGAGGAAGTAGACAGTGCCAAGGGTACTCATGCTCGTGGTGGTAACTATCACAAGAACTTGTTGGCAGGTTCGGACAAGCTCGAGCGTATTCAGAAGATAGCAGGTGCGGCACGGACATGGCACTACGAGAACACATTGCCTTGGACGGACAAGGGCGCACGCCTGTTGCCAATGAAAAGTTTTTTTGATTACAAGCAAACTCTTAACAACTTTGAGAATCAATTTACGCAAGCTGTTAATGACTTCTGCATAGAGTATCCGCAACTGGTATCAAAATCTGCGTTCACGCTTGGCGGTCTGTTTGATCGGGACGAGTACCCTGATGTTGAGAAGGTGCGTGTCAAGTTCGGCTTTAAGTATTCGTTTAGCCCTGTGCCTGAAGCGGGTGACTTCCGAGTTGATGTGGAAGAAGAAGCACTCAACGAACTCAAGGAGCAGTACGAGTCACTGTACAAAAAGAAGTTGGACGATGCTATGCAAGACACATGGCAACGACTGCATGATGTACTGACGCACATGAGTCAGAAGCTCGACTTCTCCGATGATGCAGTAGACGAGAAGGGCAACAAGCTCAAGCGTTCACCGTTCCATACATCAACCATTACCAATGCAGTCGAGTTGTGTGGGTTACTTACCAAGCTCAACATCACCAACGATCCCAAGTTAGAAGAAGCACGACAGAAGTTAGAGCGAGCATTGGTGAACATTGATGCCGATACGGTCAAGGAAAGCCAAGAGATTCGCCAGAGTGTTAAGGCGAAAGTGGATGCCATACTGGATATGTTCTAAGGAGAGGACGATGATACAACTAACTGAAGGTTTAAAGTATGACGATGTGCTACCTGAACTGCGTCACTTACTTGCGGTTATTCAGCTTAAACATGCTTCCATATCAGAGGATAATTTGTTGGTTAAGTATGTACCGCACCACACACGCACAGACGTTGGGCGGCTAGCGTTCTTTGATAGCAGGTTTGTAAGTGATGAGGACAAGCCTGTGTTTGAAGTGCGGTATGCCGATTCGTACACACGAGGTAAGGACTTGGAGTATGTAATAGATTCAAAGCGAATTCAGAACGAGAAGTTTTCGATTCACAATTCTGACTATCACACCCGCTCAACCGTAGACCCTAAGAAGGCTGTGCGTATAGCTATGGATGTAGCCAAACCATTTAGTTGGTATGAGCTTGGCTTGCGTACAAAGAAGGAGGCGAACCGACAGCACGAGATGTGGATGAGTGAAGGCTCAGGTGTAACTATGTCACTGAACATAGGACACAGAGAGATCTACGAAGAACTTAACAGTCTAGTCAAACAGAATGTTATTTTTACTACCCTTGGGTTCAAGAAGGCTGTTGAGTCTTTGGATTCTTATCGTGAATGGCGGGAGAAACAACAAAAGAGTCCGCTTTTGAACTGTATGGTTGAGGATGCGGGTAAGTACTACTTGGTTAAAGACCCAAAGGTTAACCCCGTAGTGTACGAGGACTTTGACTTACTACCCGAGGGGTACCGCAGTAAGGTGTCGTTGCTACGCATAATGGGTGACAAGCACTTCATCCCCGAGGTTGGGTACAAGGCTGATATCAGAACCTATTGGCTGTACGAAGATACCGTTTGACATCATTAGTACTAGAACTTATACTCATACCAATCCGAATAATAATTCTAGGAGAAAGAGTGAATGAGATAAATAAAATACGAGTAGCAATAAACTATACGAGTATGGGTATCAGTGTGCAGTGTACGGGGGGTCTGAAGTTTTCTAAACCTACGCAGATATGGTTTGAGTACATACCGCAGATACTTGCACCAAAGATATCAGTACTTAGAGTATCGGGCGCAGGCGTTGATATCGAAGGCGTAGGACGTCAAGTAATAACTAATGTTTTTTATATAGCAATAACAACGTCCGAATGGACACAACTTATCAAGGAAGAAGATCATGGGAACACCACGCGGAGCGTTAATGAAGGCGGTTATCAACGCAGTAATTGCTAACCCTTACAGCAGACCTAACGAAATCGGGGAGTTACTAAGTAAAGATGCTAGAGGAGTATCGAATGTACTGAGCAAGCTGTACAGAGACGGTATCTTAGGGCGCAAGAAATGCAGGTACTACTTTAAGAACGCTACACCACGCAAGCAGACTAAGGTAGCCCTAGTTAAAGAAGTAGGGCAGGTTGACGAATCTAAGCAGCTCGAGTTGCCTTTGTTCGCAGTACCTCCTAGCCCGTACAGTAGGATCGAATCACTTGAGAAAGAAGTGTATGAGTTGAAGGTACAGTTGCTCGATCAGTATGCAATCGTTAAATACTTAGAAGATAAATTGGAAAACCATGAATGACGAAGACTTGCGGGACTTGTTTGCGGGGTTGGCGTTGCAGGGGTTGCTTGCAGAGAAAGGTGACAGTTTACTAACCAGCAACGGCGAAAAGTATGTATCTGAATATTGCTATATCTTAGCGGACGCAATGATCGAAGCAAAATATGCAGAACCCAAACCTATACCCGAACCTATACCCGAAGAAGGCATCACTGCTATCAAACCCAAACGCAAGGTGAAATAACTATGGGACAAACTCCAGAAGCTAAAGTTAAAGCTCGAGTTATTAAGCAGTTAAAGGAATTGGGGGCGTATTACTTCTCTCCGGTAACGGGTGGATACGGACGCTCTGGAGTGCCTGACCTTGTGGCTTGTATAAACGGTAGGTTCGTAGGTATCGAATGCAAGGCGGGTAAGGGCGTGACCACTGCGCTACAAGATAAGAACTTAGCAGCAATCAAAGAAAGTGGGGGCGTAGCTCTAGTCATTAACGAAGACAATGTAGCTAGCCTTACTGCAATCATAAAGATTATGGAAATCAAACATGGAAAATAAATCGGTACTGGACGAAGCCAAAGAGATTATCTATGGCGACAGAGAAAAGACTTACGGACATCCGTCGAAGAACTTATGGGCAATTGCTGTTATGTGGCAAGCGTATCTAACATCTAAGAGCGGGGGAGGGTTAGTGAAAGATTTAGACCTAGAACCACAAGACGTTGCTGTGATGATGGTGCTGTTGAAATGCGCTCGCCTTGCTAATGACCCAACCCATAGAGATTCAGTAGTAGATATCTGTGGGTACGCCGCATTGATTGAACGCTGCGATGAGCAAGACGGTTGAACCCAAGCGTGTGCGTCGGGCGGCGGTGATTCGCTACCTGCGAGGACGCCCTGCATGCACTATCAAAGAAGTTGCTAGAACTATTAAGGTCGGTTACTACACAGCGCAAAGACTGTTGAAAGAACTATATAACGATGGGTTAGTGGAGTTGAGTGATGTAGACACCAAACCCTATAAATATTATGTATCACTGAGGAATAAGCTATGAGTAACATCACACAGTTGGCTAACACTATCGACATAATTAAACACAAGTTCAGTCTTGACGACATCGACATCCAGATTCTTGGGGTCATGAGCGCTAAGTGGGACGAGGGTCGAGATGTGCGGGTGACTGACCTGACCTTGAAGTTTGGCAAGACCGTTGCATCCCCTGCGAGTATTCACTACCGGCTTACAAAAGACTTGGTTGATCTGAAACTGATTAAGCTACAGCAAAGCGAGGATGATGCGCGGGTTAAGTTTGTAGTCAAAGGCACTAAGTTCGATGCACTTGAGGAGTACCTAGGAGGAATACTGTGAAGGCAACGCTAGAAGAACAACTACGCACTTTGTTTGGCAATAGACTAAGAGAGGCAGAAGAGCATGAACAACGGAATGAAGCTGATACTAGCAAGGATGGAAACGAACCCCGAGGAGTTCCAGAATCCCAAAAACAAATGGAGCGCATTAACAGATAACTATTGGGAAATCTTTACCGATGACGAGCGGGATACATTTAAAGCAAAACTGAGAGAGGTGCAAGGCGATTCTTTTTCCGAAGCTGTTTTGAAAACACTAATGGATCAAGATGCAACTACCGTAACATACAAGGCAAGTGGTAGATACGCATTATCCGCAACTGAAGCCGCCCTTGCCAATAAGTTAAACATATCCCTTGGGGATTACGCAAAAATTAAAACAGATATGGGAAAGATAAAGTGAACATCATCACTGTAGATTTTGAAACGTACTTCAGTGTTGACTTCTCGCTTACTAAGATGACGACTGAAGAGTATGTGCGGGACGATAACTTTGAGGTAGTGGGCGTTGCCGTTAAGGTCAACGATGAGAAGACCCGTTGGTTCACTGGAGACTTTGAGCAGACTAAATCTTGGCTTGAGCAATTTGATTGGGCTAACTCGTTTGTACTGGCACACAACATGCAGTTTGATGGGGCTATCTTGTCGTGGTTGTTTAAGGTGAAAGCTAAGGTGTGGCTCGATACGCTGTGCATGGCTCGTGCTATTCATGGTGTGGAGGCAGGTGGGTCACTAGCTAAACTGACTGAGCGTTACAGCATCGGTGTAAAGGGTGACGATACAAAGTGGTCTAAGGGTCTACGCCGTTCTGACTTCACGCTCGAACAGATGGAACAGTATGCCAAGTACTGCAAGAACGATGTCAATCTAACCTACCAATTGTTTACTATATTCATGCAGGACTTCCCCAAGCAAGAGCTAAAGGTTATCGACAAAACCCTACGCATGTTTATCGAACCAACTCTGGAGCTAGACCTGCCCCTGCTTGAGCAGCATTTGGAAGATGTTAAGAACAAGAAGGAGGCACTACTCGAAGCAGCAGCCGCAGACAAAGACACGCTTATGTCGAACGATAAGTTTGCCGAACTGCTAAAGATGTTAAAGGTAGATCCGCCTACTAAGATCAGTGTACGCACAGGCAAGACCGCATGGGCATTTGCCAAGACGGACGAAGAGTTCAAAGAACTGGCTTCACATCCCGACCCTCGCGTTCAGGCTTTGATTGCGGCTCGCCTTGGTAACAAAACAACTTTGGAAGAAACACGCACGCAACGGTTCATCGACATAGCCAAGCGTGGCAAGCTACCTGTACCCATTAAATACTACGCAGCTCATACAGGGCGTTGGGGTGGGGACGACAAGATCAATCTACAGAACTTACCTAGTCGTGGGGCTAACGCTAACAAGCTCAAGCTATCTATCAAAGCGCCAGACGGGTGGGTGCTGGTGGATGCTGACTCTTCACAGATCGAGGCTCGCACAGTTGCATGGCTAGCGGGGCAAGACGACTTGGTTGATGCGTTTACAAGGGGGGAAGATGTATACAAGATTATGGCATCAGCGATATATGGCAAAGCAGTTTCAGAGATTACTAAGGATGAACGGTTTGTTGGTAAGACGACTATCCTCGGGGCGGGTTATGGTATGGGCGCCAAGAAGTTCCAAGCACAGCTCAAAGGTTTTGGCGTGGATGTTGACGAGGTTGAGTGCCAGAGGATCATCACGGTCTACAGATCGACCTACCCTAAAATTCCGTCGTTGTGGAAAGAAGCGCATCGGTGTCTTGAAGCAATCCTTTCGGGCAACCATGCGACCTTGGGGCTGAAAGGTGTACTAGAGTTCAGTGCTGAGAACAAAGGGTTTAAGTTACCAAGTGGTTTGTGGCAACGCTACGAAGGACTCAAAGAAGTAACCGACCCCCAAGGCAATAGGCAGTATGAGTATCAGACCCGCAAAGGTGCTGTCAAGTTGTATGGCGGCAAGATTGTGGAGAACATTTGCCAAGCCTTAGCCCGGTGCGTAATCGCTGAACAGATGTTAAAAATCGGCAATAAGTACCGTGCTGTGTTGACAGTTCATGACGCAGTAGCGGCACTTGTACCAAAGGCTGATGTTAAAGAAGGTCAGGAGTACATCGAGCAGTGCATGAAATGGCGTCCCACATGGGCGCAGACTCTACCATTAAATTGTGAATCAGGAGCAGGTAAGTCGTATGGAGAATGCTAAAACAGTTGAGTATGTGTCGTATCAACTTGAACTTAAAAAGGAGATGAAGCTAGCACAGGAAGCCTTAGCCCACAATGATTACAAGCAAGCAATGGAGCATTGCATAAATATGCAGGTAGAAGTAAAAATGTTAACTAACGCAGTAAGTACTTGGATAAAGGAGCAGAAATGAATGATCGAAACTTTGCGGCAATATTACGCACGCTAGAGCTTGGTGACATGATGACACACGAAGAGATGAGTACAGTCGCAATGATGTTAAGAAGTTATAAGGCTGATGCTGAGCGATACAGGTGGTTAAACAAGTACACAGCACAGCTATTCATGGTGACAGACAAGCAGTTAAACGAACAGGTTGACAAGGCAATGAACGGGGGACGGGAATGAAAACAAAAAATATATGCGAATGCTGTGGTGCAAAAATAGTTGAATACAAACATAATTTTAGTAAAGCGTTAGCTATTGGTTTGTATAAGTTATATGCCGCTGGTAAACCGATCAACATAAAGTATTTAAGGCTAACCCGAAATCAATGGGATAACTTTCAAAAATTACGTTATTGGGGTTTGGTTGTTAAAGCTACAGATGAGGACGGCAAGCGCATAGGTGGGTGTTGGGCGATCACATCGAGTGGCATTGCGTTTATAGAAAAAGGTACAAGCATTACAAAAAGTGTTTGGACGTACCGAGGAGAGACCGTTAGGTTTGAGGGGGATACTTGTTTTTTTAAAGATAAACATCCTGCTGGTTATACACAACGAGAAACATATGCTGAAGAAGCAGTTGCTCATATAGAGGGAGAACAGAATGAGTAATTGCCCTAACTGCGAGCATCACAAAGAAACTGCGAGGATGTGGAGGCAAGAGGCACACAAAGAATGGGTCGGGTTGACGGATGATGATTGGGGTCAGCTATGGCAGGATTTTGAAGACGCTTGTGATGAGGGGGAGGTTGCGTATCAAGAAGAAGCACAAAAGAAACACGGTGAAGGACACTACTACATAAGTTCAGAAGATCAATGGGAATACGACAAAAGAACCATCCGCGATTTAGTCGAAGCCAAACTCAAGGAGAAGAACGGTGGAGCCATTTGACAAAAAGAAAGCCGCTGAGTTCTATATCGTGGCGTGGGTAAAGGACTGGAGGTTTCACACCTATTTAGAAGCTATCAACGCAAAAGATATCAAGTACGAGGATGTGCATAAGCACTACCCTTGGATGCCAGACAAGACGCACTTTTATTTTAAAGACCAACTCATACGAGCGTGGACAGGAATGGCTATGCGAGTCATCAACAACAAGCTTTGGGATACAGACAACAATATAAAACGCCTGTCCTTAGCCAAGCATATTGAGAATTGGACATCAGACGATGTAAAACAATCAACAACAGAAAAACAAGACGCCAACGAGCGTAGGCGAGCGTTGATGCAAAACAGACAGAGCGGATTAGGTCACAAGGCATCAGTAGAAACGATGCGTAGAGGCAGTGGAACTCATTGGAATGTAGTTAAATAAGGAGAAACCATGACTGAAACAGAAGCGGTTATTAACTGGGTGTTGCAAGGTAACGCTCGCAAAAGAAAAACCATCAACCGAAAAGTATCAAGCTACGGTTTGAAGCACATCGCGGAGAGAAGCATCGGTCGATATATCGGAAATAGCTCTTTCATAGAAGCAATGGATATACTGGGCTTTGAAAAAAAAGAAATAAAAGGAACTCCAAATTATTTTTTTAATATCCACTTGGAAAAGAAAAATGAATGAAGAAGAAACATGGCAGGAGCTTGAGCGCAAGCAACGCAAGGCAGATGAGCAACACACCACTACCGAAGCTCAGGTCAAGGCAATGGAATTTATTAACGATCACGCAAGCGAGCTAGGTATCATGACGCTACGCAAAGCGTTTGAAATTGGCTACCGCAGAGGTGTGTACGCAGAAACACGGAGTAAAGATGCCACAGATAAATCTTAGAGCGCGAAACCCCATGATTGTTCAGGAAGGGTTAAAGGAAATAGAACCAACCACCGCCAACGCTTTATCCGATTATGTTGAGCTACCCAGAGCCACTGTAAATGCGGTGATCGCAGAGATGCACAAGCTGCAAATGATCCATGTATGTTCTTGGGCGAGAGGTACGGGCGGTGCAAGGTTGCGCGTTTACACGATGGGCAAAGGTGTGGACACACCACAACCGATTAAGGCAAGTAAGATAAAACAAGACTTTGTACCCGCAGGAACCCCTGATGCGCTAATAAAACCAAGATGTGATGAAGCTGCTTCATGGCTTACACACCTTGTGGCGCAAAACTAAGAATTACGATAGGATGTGGGTGAAACCGTAAACAAAGGCACTTAATGAAACCCAACTATACGTGGTCGTATTCGTCTCTTGATCTCTTTAAGCAATGCCCACAAAAGTACTATCGCCTACGGGTAGTTAAAGATGTTAAAGATCCGCCTACTGAACACTTAACCTATGGGTTAGCAGTACATAAAGCTGCCGAGGATTACATTAGCCAAGGCACACCGATACCCGAGAAGTTTGTAAGCATTTTGCAAAAACCTCTTGACCGGCTAATAGCAATGGGAGGGGAGAAGCACTGCGAGCTACGACTTGGGTTGACTCAGAACTTAGATGCTTGCAAGTTCTTTGACCAAGAAGTTTGGTGGCGTGGGGTGGCTGACCTAATCATCATAAACGATGACTATGCGTATGTGGTTGATTATAAAACCGGTAAATCGTCTAAGTACGCAGACACTCAGCAGCTTGAGATATTGTCGCTAGCCGTATTCAAGCACTTCCCACAGGTAAAGAAAATCAAAGCGGGGTTGCTGTTTGTAGTGGCTAATGATCTAATTAAGGCTAGCTACGAGCAGGATAAATCCGGAGTTTACTGGACTAAGTGGTTGGAAGATACTGGGCGTCTTGAAGCCGCTATCACTAACGGTGTATGGAACAAGAAGCCCAACTTTACTTGCCGTCAGTACTGCCCTGTGCATGACTGCGAACACAATGGAAAAGGTCACTGACATGCCATACACAAAAAGCCCTCGTCCGTACAAGAAAGAATACACTTTACAGAAAGCTCGTGGAGAGCATGACAATCGTATGGAGCGACAGCGTGGACGTCGCAAGTTAGATAAAGAAATGCCTGATGGTAATGGCAACGGTAAAGCTGATGCCCGTGAAGGTAAGGACGTAGCCCACGTCAAGGCATTGGACAAGGGTGGTTCAAATAAACAAGGGTTGCGTATTCAATCAGTCGCAAAGAACCGTTCGTTCAAGCGTGACTCAAAGGGTAACCTCGTATCAGAAACTAGTAGTAAAGAACGTAAAAAGTAAGTATTATTAATTTGTAATTTTTGTTTTGTTGTACATGGTGACCGCACGTTGGGTGTGAGTGGGGCGGTCAGGGTTTAGATATTTTCCCAAGAGAAACCGCACCAGTCAGTGTCTAAGCCCATTACCTTTCTTAGATGAATTGACCGATTAACCACCGTAAGTGGTTACTTAAAAGGCTAAATCGAAACATCGGTTTAGCCCGTATTGCGTTTTGGAGAAGAGATTGCAGATTATAGAAAATAAAGCGTTGCTACTAAAGCTACGCGATCCCGGTAGGGTTACAACCATCATACCGAAATCAAAAGTACTTGATTCGGGCGAAGTGCTAGTAAAGTGGGGGCTGGAAGAAGCCCAAGTATTAAAGAACTTGCGCATTAAAAACGTGCCGAGTCCGATACTGGGTAGCTATAGCTGGCCCGGATACTACAGACCGTTCGCACATCAGAAAGAAACTTCGGCGTTTCTTACGCTACACAAGCGAGCGTTCTGTTTCAACGAGCAGGGGACAGGCAAGACGGGCAGCGTTATATGGGCAGCAGACTACCTACTGTCTATCGGTGCTATTAAGCGTGTGCTTGTGATCTGTCCTCTGTCTATCATGCAGTCAGCTTGGCAGAATGACTTGTTCAGATTTGCTATGCACCGCACCGTTGCCATCGCACACAGTTACACCAGAGACAAACGCATACAAGCTGTTAATAGCGATGCCGAGTTTGTGATTGTTAACTACGATGGGCTGAACATTATTCAGGACGCAGTAGCTAAGGGTGGGTTTGACCTAATTGTGATTGACGAGGCTAACGCATACAAGACTGTCTCCACAACTCGTTGGAAAACTTTAAACGCTATCGTCAAGCCTGATACATGGTTATGGATGTTGACGGGTACACCTGCATCACAATCACCTACGGACGCATACGGTCTGGCTAAGTTGGTTGCACCGAGTCGCGTTCCTAAGTTCTATGGGTCGTTCCGTGACATGGTGATGCAGAAGATCACGCAGTTTAAATGGATGCCAAAGCCTAGCGCAGAGAACATCGTGCATGATGTACTGCAGCCCGCGATACGGTTCACAAAAGAGGAGTGTCTGGACTTACCTGACATGACCTACACCATACGCGACGTACCACTGACCGCACAACAGCTTAAGTACTACGAGATCATCCGTAAGAACATGCTCGCTACAGCAGCAGGAGAAGACATCACTACCGTTAACGCGGCAGCTAACCTAAACAAACTGTTGCAGCTCTCATGCGGTGCTGTCTATACGGATAGTGGAGAGGTTGTAGCGTTCGATGCGTCTAACCGTATCAATGCGTTAAAGGAAGTTATAGAAGAAGCAAGCCACAAGGTACTTGTGTTTGTACCGTACCGACATGCTATTGAATTAGTTACAAAGGAGCTACGCAAGGATGGTATTGAGACAGAGATTATTAACGGCGCAGTATCAGCGTCGAGAAGGACAGAGATATTTGCAGACTTCCAAACGTCCGACAAACCTAGAGTTCTTGTTATTCAGCCTCAAGCAGCAGCGCACGGCGTCACGCTCACAGCAGCAAACGTAGTGGTATGGTTTGCACCTATCACTTCCGTAGAAACTTATCTACAAGCTAATGCTCGTGTCCATCGTGCAGGGCAACATAACCCTTGTACCGTTGTGCAACTGCAAGGCTCACCAGTAGAGAAGAAGATGTACAAGATGTTGGAGTCTAAGGTAGACATCCACACTAAGATGATTGACCTTTATAAAAATGTTTTGGAGGAGGTTGACACTGTATAGTTATAGTACTAAAATCTAGATGTAGTTAAAAACATAAAGGAAGAAGAGAATGGAAAACATAACAGCAGATAGGCTGGTCAAGATTTATATCAAGATAAGAGACAAACGCGCAGAGCTTACTAAAGAAGCCGATGCGCTTGAAGAGCAACAGAACATTATCCAAGCCAAACTACTTGAGATTTGCAAAGACACAGGCGCGGAGAGTTTACGCACTGAGTTTGGCACAGTCACTAAGCGGATATCAAAACGCTATTGGACTAGCGACTGGGATTCATTCTACAAGTTTATGAAAGAGCATGACGCGATGCAGTTGTTGCAGCAGCGTGTGTCCAATGGGAACATGGAACAGTTCCTAGAGGAAAACCCCGACATACATCCACCGGGGCTAAATGTGGATGCTTCATTTGCAGTAACCGTTCGTCGTAAATAGGAGAAGATGTAATGAGTAATGATCTTGCAATGCTTGATGTTGGCCTTCCTGCGCACTTGAAGGCTTTGGAGCTTGATGACACAACTAAAGCCCTCATGGGTGGCGGCGGTGGTGGAAGCAAGCGTATCTCTATTGAAGGTGGTGTGTGGCGTCTACTGGTTAACGGTAAAGAGATTGCTCAAAAGGAAGAGCGTAACCTCAATGCAGTTATCATAGCGGCTTCACCAAAGGTATCGCGCACGTTCTATGCAGGTGTGTACAAGAAGGGTCAGGCGACTGCCCCCGACTGCTGGTCTGCTAACGGCGACTATCCCGATAGCGCGGTTAAAGAACCACAAGCGAAGTCGTGTGCTACATGCCCGCAAAACGTAAAAGGTTCTGGCACAGGAGAGACTCGTGCTTGCCGTTTCTCTCAGCGTCTTGCTGTGGTTCTGGACAACGACATCGGCGGCGATGTATTCCAACTAACCCTACCATCAACATCAATCTTTGGTGAAGGTGAGACAGGTAAGTGGCCTTTGCAGATGTACGCTAAGATGATTGGTAGCAAGGGCGTCCCTATCACTGCAGTTGTAACTGAGATGCGCTTTGATACAGCATCGTCTACACCTAAGATCACGTTCAAGCCAGTACGCTTCTTGGAGTCCAATGAGATCCAAACAGCTATTGAACAAGGTAAGTCAGACGCTGCACAGAAAGCAATCACGATGACTGTTGCCCAAGCCGACGGTATTCAGAAGCTAGCAGCACCCGCACCACAAGCACCTGAAGCAAAAGTCGAAGCTGCATCTGTTGAAGTTCAGACTGAGCCTGTCAAAGTAACTAAGAAGAAAGAAGAACCAGCACCTAAGAAAGACCTTGGTTCGATTCTTTCCGATTGGGATGACGACGATAAATAAGGAGTTGCTATGTCAAAGGGCTACTTAAGCTATTTTGTCAATGATGTCAAAGCTGCGGATCAAAAGAAAATTGGTGTGCGCTTTGCTTTGTGTTGCATTTCTAATGACGTACCTGTAACTGATGTAGCGGAGTATTTCGGGGTTACCCGTATGACCGTATACGCATGGTTTCGTGGTAAAAATAACGTCCCTGAGAAGCATCATTCAAAAATGCAAAAGTTCATTGATAAGCTGAGTTAGTGTTGTAGCAGGAAGAGCTAGGTTAGCTACCGAAGAGGGTGATGCCGTACACCCCTGCTCTATCCTTTTTAATGACGGACAAGGACGGCTATGTTAACGACAAATGAATTCCTGTCAGCAGTACTGCCTCCAAGCGGTATGTACTGTGTAGTGGGTTTAAAAAAAGATGAGAAGCCAAAACAAAAGTTTGTAGAGTCAATAGAAAAAGTAGAAGAGCTAGCCAAAAAATTAGTAGCAGTGCAATACGATGCGTACTTTGCACTCGCCTCATTTACGGATGTTGCCGAAGGGCGCACCTCGAAGAACGCTGCGCAATTTAAATCTTATTTTCTTGACCTAGACTGCGGACTTGGTAAGCCCTATGCCGATCAAGCTGAAGGGCTGTCAGCACTTAAACAATTTATTAAAACCACAGGTCTACCCAAGCCTACTATAGTTAACTCAGGGCGTGGAGTGCATGCGTACTGGGTACTGGATACAGCAGTTGAACGTGATATTTGGAAGCCGTTAGCAGAACGACTTAAAGCCCTGTGTGAAAAGCACAAGCTCCATGCTGATCCTGCAGTGACCGCCGACTCCGCTCGCATACTGCGTGTGCCCGGCACATTTAATTACAAGAACCTTGAGTCCCCACTAGAAGTGCAAGTGCTTGCTGTAGGTGCGCCTGTATCTAACAGTGTTTTCGAAGCACTCGAAGCATCAGAGGTTGATGTGTTTGCTGGTATGGGCGGGAAACCGTTTGTTCCTAAGCAGATGGATCCTCTTACGCTTGCGTTGATGGGCAACAACCAGTCTAAGTTTAAGACCATACTCATCAAGAGCGTGGAAGCCGAAGGTAAGGGCTGTAATCAAATATTGCAGATATACGAAGCACAGAATAATATTGAGGAACCCCTTTGGCGGGCAGCACTTTCTATCGCTCAACATTGTGTAGACCGAGATAAGGCTATCCATGCAATATCCAACAAGCACCCAAATTACTCAGCAGCGGAGACTGAAAGAAAGGCTAACGAGACTCGAGGCCCGTACACCTGTATCACTTTTAGAAAGCTCAATGCAGCCGGTTGCGAAGGATGTACCCACAAGATTTCGTCACCTATTATGTTGGGTAAAGAGTTTGCTGAAGCGACAGAAAAAGACAACATAGTTGAAATCCCTGAGACTCAAAACGCTCCAGCACAAACCGTAATAATACCGAAGTATCCTTTCCCGTTTGTACGAGGTAAAGTCGGTGGGGTCTACATACGTAAGAAAGACGAAGAGCTTGGGGACATGGAAGAGCTTATATATCCTTACGACTTCTATGTAGTCAAGCACATGAGAGACCCCGATGTAGGCGTAACCCTACTCATGCGCTTGCACTTACCTAAAGACGGTATACAAGAGTTTATTATG